TATGGCATCAAAGCTTCTAACACCTTTTAAATCAATTGGATCTGGAATAGGCAAAGTCGGATCTGTTATAAGCTCTGGTCTATCCGCTATCGGTAAATTTTTTGGTGCTATAGGAAAGATACTTGCTCCAATTGGAAGTATATTAAAACCAATATTATCTGCTGCCAAATTATTTGCAAGATTTTCTTTTTTACTACCTCTTATAACATTATTTGATTTTGTAAGAGGTGCTTTTAAAGGGTTTAATGAAACATCAGGCGGAATAGTATCAAAGCTACTTGGTGCTTTAGAAGGTGGTATTAAAGGAATTATTACTGGGATATTAGAGGGTGTAGATGTATTAATAGATGCTATTACTTTTTTCCCAAGAAAAATTCTTGAATTATTTGGTGCAGATAAATTAGCACAGCAAATAAAAGATTTCTCTTTAGCTGATATGTTTAATAATTTATATGATGGAGTTAAGAATTTCTTTATGAACTTTAGTTCTAATATAGGAATTTTAGCTAGCAGCATTGGTGGTTTTATAAAATTTGGTATATCATCTATCGGCGATAAAATAGCAAATATGTTTGATACTGTAGCTACAACTTTTATGAATTTAAAAGATAAATTTATTATTGCAATTTCTAAAATTGGATTTAGTCTTCCTACCATTTCTGTCCCATTGCCTAAATTATTAGGTGGCGGAGAGTTTACACTACTTAAAGGAACAAGAGTAGGTTTTGGTAGTACTAGTTCCGCTGAAGCAGCACGAGGTAGAATAGAACAAAGAAATGCTCAGCTTATCGAAAGAAAAGCAGAAAGATCAGCAGAGACCAATGCCATATTAGAAAATGCTCAAAGACAGTTATCTAATACTGTTGATAATAGAAATAATACTTCAATTCAACAGAATAATGCAGTAGACGCTCGGTCTACACAGAATAATAATACTACTGTGCTTAACCAAGCGCCTGTACCATCAACATATGATGGCTTTGATAAAATGGCTCCTATCTAGTCTTCATTTACTAGATTTGCAAAGTGTGCCATAATGTCATCATCTTCTGCTGAAGGTGTTGCCGAAGACATCTCTGCTGTTTCCATTTGAACTGGTTCTGCTGCTCTCATTGTTGGGGCTGGTTGTGGTTCTCCTAGAGACTCTTCTTGCTTCATAGTTGGAGCTCCAACTGAAGCCTGCTCTCCAAGAACAGCCATAAGTTTAGCTTGTAGTTCATCATATGTTTTATAATTCTTCGGATCAGTGTATTCACGCAGATCATGAAGTTGATTATAAACTTCTTCGAGATAAGTATCATCTGAAGATAATTCAGTCTGAGCAGCAAACTCTGATTTATCGTAATTACGATAACCTTCTACATCACGAATTTTCAATTTAAAGTTTGCACCACTCCAAAAATCAAATGGATTAATAGGTTCTTCATCTTGAAAATCTGGTTGCATAGCATCCATCAATTTATCAAAGATTTTCTTTCCATACTGGAATAAGAATACCTTACCTTCATTAGCTGGATTGCCAGGATCTGAAACAACTAGAACATTTGAAACATGATGTAAGCGCCGCTTTTGTTTACGAGCAACTTCTTTATCTGATTCAATACCAGAGTTCCAGAGTTTACTATTTAATTCGCCTACTGGGTCATTTTGTCCAATAGAAGTAAGAGAACGCTCGATATACCAACGCCCTGTTGGGCCTTTAAAACCATGATCCCAATAACGGTTCCATGGGAGTTCTGATCCTTCAGATGCTGGGAGAAAGCGGATAACTGCATAACCATTATTAGATTTATCTACAGTTGGTTTCCAGATTCGATCGTCAGTGTACTTATTACCTGATTGATTTGTATTAGTAGCTTCTGCTGCTTTTACAAGTTGATCGATTGCGTTACGATTACGTTTTAGATTTGCGAATGACATATTTTGTTTTCCTTATACTGAAATATATTTTTGTATGTACTGTAATATTATACAACATTTTGACTTTGTTGTACAGAGTATTTATTCAAAAAGAAGCTCATTTTGCCTTGGTAAAAAATTTAATTTCATTGCTTCAGCTTCAATCTTCTCTTTGATTAGTGGTGATATATACTTTTTAACATCCTCTGGATCTATATTAGTAATATCACATGCTTCAACTACGGCATCAATGTACCCTAGTTTTTTTACTAGAACCTGCTCTTCGATAAGTTTTGTAAACTTAGCACGATTCATAAAGTTTGTTTTTTCTTCGGTCATCTATCGAGTGCCCTTAATATGATAGTGTCTTTGTTAATCCTTCCATTTGGTTTTCTGGACTTAGTAGTAAGTTTGCCCCACTCTTTATTAATTTGATTAGGGGTCTTTTTAAGAGCCAGTGGTAAAAACTCCTCTGGCTTTCTTAATCTGATATTACGTGATACATCTTCATCTATTCCCTTAATAGTAGTACCACTCACTTCAAAGCCTTGTGCTAATCTACAAACTAATTCCGTAATTAGCCTTGACTTTACATTAAACAAATATATTCTATTAGCACCAACAACATTAGTAGGATTAATAGAAACCAATTTATGTTCTTTTGACTCCTTAAGATAAGTTAATCTTGCAACTTGTTTATCTGCAGTTTTAACTTTAGGGGTTCTTGTTTTTCTCTGTGCTTTTTTAGAAGCCATATAGCGTTCTGCATCAGTAACAATGTCTTCTAAGAATTTCATATATGCCTTCTTTTCCTTAGCAGTCATATGTCTATATGCTTCTACTAGATCCTCTGGCTTCTTTGTAATTAATTCTTGCATCTCTTTAAGTTGCGGAAGATAAAACTCATAAACACCCTTTGCTGTATTATTAGGAGCATCTATCTTTTTTAACTCATCATATACAGATAATCCAGTTACTTCTGGAAAGGCATCTATCTTTTCTTCTATACCGGCAATAAAATCAGAAGTACGTTCTTTTACAATGTCTGCAATAGTACGCTTTGGTATATCATCAGTTTCTTCTTCTTTTACTTCGGCTTTCTTTCTACCCTTTTCTAAAATCTCTGCAATTCTTTTTTTAATTACTTCTTCGCCTTTCCAGTATGAAGGAAAGGGATTGCCTAGATTTTTCCAAGCAATAGTTGCAGATAGATATGGTAGAGCAGTAAAAGCCCACTCAGGTGCTTTTAGTGCCATCTGAGCGTCTGCTTTCTTTAGATTTTTACGAATATAATCTTTTATGACTTGAGTCAATTCTTTCTTGTCTACTTCCAACCGGAGGTAATCATTAAAGTGATTAAAGTTATTAGTAGGAGCAGCAGCAATACCTGTGCGTGCTCTACGAGAATAAACTTTTTTGATCTTTGCTCTTTTAGCCATAACACGATTCTTCCTCTATGATAATATTATTATATCATAGTTAAAAGGTCTTGTAAACCTTTTTTTATTAAAATTCTTCGTTAAGTTTAATTAGTTCTATCTCTCCATCACGATCACGACGATGTTTTACATAGCCTTCATGACACAGATATAACATAGTCTGTTCTATTAATTCATCGTCACGTTCTTTACGATTGTTACGACCGATGGAGTACGAACAGTAAAATACTCCAATAATGACTATTGTTAAAATGATAAGTGGATCTATACCAAACATATTATTCCTTTACTGCTATTGATAAATCTTCTGTCACATAAACACCATCAGTGAATTTCATAGAAGCAAGTATTTCATTGAACATAAACGGCGACAATGCTATTACATCATATCTACCGCTTTTAGCATTATATTGTCTCACATATACATATTCATCACTCATGATAACCTGTGCATCTTCTTGACGATTATCGTTATCTACTATGGTTATAATTGTATGATCAAATTCGTTTTCGATACTGAACATTATCGGCGCATACTTGCAGCATCTACCGCAGCCTGTTTATTATCTTTACGGATCGGCATTAGATTAGATTTATGAGTGACTACAATACCAGCAATCTCATCGCCTGTATATTTTGTACTTTCTTTACGAGTGCCGTTACTGCATATAGTATCTGAAGTTGAAATTCTAGGGCTATTTTCACGATAGTTTGGAATCTCTGAACGATACTCAGATTTCTTACCAGTAACACCCATGCGCTTTAGAAACTCATCATGTTCCTGAAGTGTATTTTTCCAGCCAGGTTTCTTTTTCATTTTACGCTTCTTGTTATTCAAAGAAGACATTCCACGTACTAAATGCATAGTCATATGATTAACTCCTTTTATAGTATTTATCTACAAGCGAAGCTAATTACTTTATCTACACGAAAAGAACGCCAACCTTCAGCGTTTATATCCCATACGGGAATAACTTCTTCATTAATAGACCGAACTTTTTTCTGAGAAAGAGGATCTTCTTTCTTAGCTGCTGGAATAATATTTGGTTGAAGAGTGCATATCATATCACGTTCTTCACCATTTGTTTTCTTAAAA